GGAGTACTTTATTGTAATCCTTTATTCTTTTTAACATATTGTAATTTTTTAAAGTGGTTTTTTATTCACTATAATATAACTTTTTATTTAAAATCATTGTTTATTCTATCCCACCAATTCATCCTTTTTAGTTTTTTGTAAATATTATAAGGCTGCCAAAGTATACCTATTAAACCTCCATATACTGCAAAAAAACAACCTATAACAGGCCAGATAGGAATCCAACCTCCATTGTACTCTTCCAAAACAGGACCAGGCATGTAAACAGCAAAGCACATAAACATTATAGTTCCTAAAAATTTTCCTATTCCTTGTTTATTATTAAAGTAATGGTCTGTAAAAACCCAAGTTATATAATTTTTTGGTGTTGGTTTATTTTTCATAATTTATCTAACATAGTAAGCAGCATTTTTATTGTGCTCCATAAATTTAACTTTAGTTACTTTTACTCTACCATCAGTTTCCTGCTCTATAAAATAACTTAATTTTTGGTAAAGATACTCTGCAAATTTTTCAGCACCTGTAGCTTCAATTATTCTTAACTGTATAATACCTTCATCATTCATTTTTTGAAATTCAGATAAATGAGGATCATCTTCTGCTATTATTGTGGTATGGTCAAACATATAATCCATCCATTCTTTCGGTTTAAAGCCATCTATAGTATGTTCTGCCCTTTTCATTCCTCCAAAATCCCACACCCAATTTCTATGATCTAAATCTCCTTCAAAATATACTTTAAAAGATATACCATATCCATGTAAAAATTTACAGTGTGTTTCTTCTGCTTTCCATTGACGAAACACTGTACTAAACCCGTCAAAAACTTTACTTGATTGAAATTTACCCATTATACCATTCATTTAATTGTTGTACTGTTTTTCCTGCTCCTTGCATTCTTTTTATTTCATTACCTTCTAAATCTGTTACAACTAAAGTAGGTACAGATCTAATTCCATATTTTTCTACTAAAGATGCTTCATAATCAGTGTTTATTTTTTTTACTGGAACTCCACTTTCTGCTAATTGTTCCATTTTAGGTCCTAATTGTTTACAAGGACCACACCAGGGTGCTGAGAAATATAATATTCCTTTTTTTACTCTTACGTTCATTTTTAACTTATTTTATTTATATTACTTCTTCTTTTCCAATAATCATCGTTACCATAATAAGTACAAATTTCCTCTCCAGGTTCTATATCTTTTAAAGCAAAAAATATAAACCCAAATTTATCAGGATAATCTTTCCAATCAGCATTTGGAGTATCACTATGATTATAAATACAACCATATCCCCAAGGAATTACATATGTTGTAGGTTCATATCTAGGAAATAAAAATCTATAATCCCAATGAAGTTGATTTGTATTTCCTTCTTGCATGCTAATTTTCAGATCATGAAGGTAACAAATTTCAATTATTTCTTTTTTAATTATTTTTTCTTTACAAAAAACACCCATTCCTCCTCTTTTTGAGGATTGTAAAAATATTTTTTGTGGTGGAATAAAATCTATCATACTAATTCTTCTACTATTCCTATAATTTCACTTACTACTAATATAAGTGTAGCTATTACTAAGTTGAAAGGTATGAAAAAATATCCAATAATCCTAATCCAAGATTTAATAAAGCTAATTGTTTGGTGTTTTTTTGCGTCTGGTTGTTTCATATTAATCCCTCCCTTTTTCAGCAGCCCAATCATATAATAATTTTTCTGCATGCATTTTAGCTGTTTCCCAATCTACTGGGCCTGTTTCATCAGCATATTCTACAGGATCAGGTCTCCCTAATTTAATAAATGCTTCTACTCTTTCAACAGAACTAGCTGATTTGTAATCTGAATACCACTTAAATGCATTGGTTTCTGGTCTATGATAATGTTTGATTGGTTTATAACTTGTATTTGTTCTTTTATAAACTTCATTAAAATCAATACCTAAACATTCACAACAAGATTCTCCATCTTTTAAAATATCAAATTTATCTCCATTTAAATAAGGTGTATAAGATGATACTCTTGATGCTTCCCAATTACCTTCAGCAAATGCTTTATAATCTGCATCTCTAAATTCTTGTCTACAATCAGGATAAATGGCATGATCACCAGCATGAATCCCCATTGCTATTTTAACAGATGATTTTGTTTCATTTGCTATTGATAATGCTACTGATTGTATAATAGAAGAAAATATTTTGTTTCTATTAGGTACTACAGTTGCTTTCATATTATCTTCTTCATAATGACCTTCTGGTACTTCATCTCCACCTTTTACTAAAGCTGAGTTTATTAGTTCAGATAGACCATCTAATTTAATAGTTTGGTAAGTGATAGGATGATAAATAGCTCTATTATCTGTTGTCCCTGGGTATAGTTTAGAACTACTATTCAAATAATCTACTAATTCTTGTGCTCTTTCTAATTCTACACTATGTTTTTGCCCATAGTCAAAACTAAGAGCTGTTACTTTATATCCATTGGCTAATAGATGAAGTAATAGTGTACTACTATCCATTCCACCACTTAAACTTAATACTGCTTGTTTCATTTGTTTTTATTTTTAAAAAGGTAAATCTTCATATTTATTTTCTATTTTGAAAAATTCATCTAGAAATTCTTTTGTATAACAAAAAACTTCTCCTTCGAACATAGGATTACTTACTTCTTGGGTAACGTATTTTTGTTTTGTTTTTTTTGCCGCTCTATTTACTTTATTTCCTAATTTTTTCCCTGCGGCATAACCTAAATATTCATATAACGAGTGATATTCTATTTCATTTCTTATTTGCATAACTTTTATTTATTTGGTAAAAATTCTTTAAATTTGTGTATATTATAAACTGCTGTATCCCAATGTTCAGCTTCTCCTTCAAATTTATCTACTTTAGTAGATACTTTATCATCTAATCCCCAATCATTATATTTTATTCCTGCTAAACCATGTATAACTGGGTTTGATGTGTCTATTGATTTTATAAATGGCATATCTTTATACCAACTGAATTCTTGTGGCACATTACATCCTAATAAATGTACATGGTCTGATTTTTTAATAGTATTAATCCCAAACATCCACTCTATAAAATTATACCTGCCATGGGCTTTTGTTATATATTTGTTTTCTTTTAATTCATCAGGTACAGTATTTAGTCCTTCATCATAATACCAATCTGCACCATAACTAAATGCAATTTTTTGATATCCTTGTGTTTTTAAAATATTATAACATGAATGTGCTTCCGATCTATTTTTAGCTTGTACTACTGCTACTGGGGTTGTTTCTTCAGGATAATTTCTTTTTAACCATGATTTAGCTGATACTAATGTTGCTATTTGATCTTGCCAATAATCAGGTACTATGAATTCATCTGGTTTTAGATATTGTAACCAATGCCATAAACGTTCTTCTTTATATGGTTTTCCTAATTCATGTAAAGAATTATCCATAATAATATAACGCCCCATTTCCTTAGATTCTGTAAAATAGTCTAGATAGTCATCATTTTCATCTAATAGGTGAGGTAAACAATAATCATAATCTATCATCCCTCTAACTTGTTTCATGTATGGGATTGGTGCTTCGTGTGATACTCTCATATATTTTTTCTTGGTCTTCCTCTTGTTTCTAATCGTTTTTGTCTTTTACCATATTGGTTTTCACAGTAATGATACAAATCTTCTAACGTACCTCCAAATTCACCTATTTCTTTTCTTATTTGAGTACGTGACATTCTAAATGTTAAGGGAAAATCTTTTTCTATTTGGAATAGTTTATCTTTTTCATCTTTTTCAAAATCATCCCATAAACGTTTTCTTCGAGCCCCATTCATAGCATTTTTTTCATTGAATAAAGCATAATCAGGGTAACATTCATTATACACCTCATCTATTTCTAATTCAGAATATTTGGCTTGCCAATAAAAATGAGAAAAATCATAATCACCATTTTGAATTTTTCGTAATAAATCTGAGTGTTTATGTAATGGTTTGTTTTTAGTGTCAAATCTCCTCCACCATCTAAAAGCATTATAATTAAGGGGTTGGAGTTGAGATATTTTATCTAAAACTAATTCTTTATCTACGTTGTAAATATAATGTTTAAGCATACTTGAATATACGAAAGTTTATTTAGGAATCCAAATAGTTTAATAAATAATTGTTAAATCATCATCATTATTTTTTTGCTGTTCTAATTTATCTATTTGGGATTGTATAGTTTTTCTACCATTAGGTCCTAATTTTTTATTTTTTTTAGTTTTTGATAATTTAGATTTTAATAAAGTTAATTTTTCTTTAATTGAAGATTTAGTAGAAGAAGAATCTTGAGTTGTGGCTTTAACACTCTCGGCTTTTCCCTCCTCTTGCACTTCTTCTACCTTATCTTCATAATGTAAACCTTCATTTCCGTTTTGTCCTATAATATTCATTCGTTCCTCTGCTTCATCCCAATCTTTATTTATTGGAACTTCTTCACCATATATGTTTTCCTTAGTGGGTTTTCTTAACCTAGCAAATGCAAAATTAGCTGCTATTACTAATGCAATTGCTAATGGATCAAATACAAATATTATAGTTAGTAATAAATAATTTATTATCCTATCCATAGGTAAACCCGTTAAGCCTGATAAGTATTTTAAGGGTCCTAATTCACTTGTAGAGCCATCCCCAATTCTAGCTTCTACTATTTCGGTTTCGTAGTTAAATATTTTTTCATTTAAATCATCTACTTTAGCATTTACTTCAGTTTGTCGTTCTATAGCTTGGTCTAATTGCTTAGTTAATGCTCTACGTGTTGAAGATGAAGTAGAAGTTATGATTTGATTAGTTTCTTTATCTCTCCACTGTACCTTATTATTAGATAAACCTTTTCTAAGCTCAGCTACAGCTTCATTTATTGAAGATTTTTCTTCAGTATAAACTTCTAGTTGTTCCCTAACATTATCTCGTTTAGTTTCTATTAATACTATGCGAGATTCAACGTTACCTTCTTTATTTGCGGTGTCTTGGTATGCTGATGATAGGAAGCCGTATATGCCCATTGAAGTTATTAATATCAATACAATACATGCAATTGATAAATATGATTTTAACAAAAATGGTAAGGTTTTTCGATATTGATAAAGTAAAGAAGCTATAACTAATTTAGCTACTTCTAATGAGGCAGACATTATTATAACAGCAAAGGCAGCCCCTGCAAATAATTTTGATAAACCACTAATTGAATAAAATGCGGCCGAAGCAGATACTGATAGAGCCGACAACGCTATTAAGAATGGAAATATTCTCTCTTGTATTTTTTTAAGCATATTTAAAATTTAATTTCTTAAACCCTTATGCTTATCTATTTTGTCTAAAATTTTATTTAAAAGATCCATTTTTATAAATCCCGCCATAGAAGCATTTTTAAGGGCACTAATAATTTGAAACAATAAAAAAGGTACAACTATAGTTTCACTAAGCCAACTTGTTCCTTGAAAACTTTTTTCTACTGTTAATATTACTCCTAAAAGAGCCCACCATACTACTACTGTTCTTAAAACACTTAGAGCTTTATAAGTTTTAAAACCTTCTCGTTTCATTCCTGATATAATTCCAAAAAACCCATCCAATAAAACTACACAAGTAATCGATAAAAACTGATCTGCGTTATCCATAGTTAATTCAAAAAAGTAAGAACATATAAAAGCACAAGTTGTTGAAACAGATAAAATAACAGTTGTAGTTTTCATAATTATAAGATTTCTTTAGATTCAATTAATGTATAAGTAAATGAATTACCCCAAATGTTTCTAGCTTTTCTCATTATTTTCATAAATGCTGTCCAATCATCATTAGCCGCTATTACTTGGCAACCTGCTGACCATTTGTCTATTTGGGTGGATTTTTTTCCTGCGTATTTAGTTGCTCTATGGATATTAATGCCATAAAGACCTTCAGTAACATTTTCTTCGTTTAAATCATACTTACCATCTAAATTCTTATCTCTATAAACTTTAACTGGTTTTTGTTGACCTAAAGCTTCATACCTGCCTTGATGTTTTCTGATTTTGTAAGCACTTCTATATTGGCCTGGTTTTAGGATGGCAACACCATGTTTATTCATAATGTTTTCTACCCAATGTTTTCCAGGATCTGTGGTGCAACTATAACAATGGAATTTCCATTCACCATCTATTTTATAAGATACAGTGATATGATCATCAAATTTATTAGTAACTTGATTATTTGTTGATGAGTTTCTTATCCCTACGATGTTAACATCATAGTCTTTATTACTAGGATCTGTAAACCATTTATATCCTTTTGAAATAACAGCTGATTCAACTTGTTCTCTCGTATACATTTATTTTTTATTTTTTATTACCAAATATTTTTCCTGCTTCTGCTATTCCAAAGCTACCTAATGTTATTATAACAAAAGAATTATAAATATATTCTTGAACATGAAGTTCTTTCCCATAAATTCCTGTTATTATATCTACCAAAGCAAATAATACCATCATAGCAAAGGCTGCAAATCCAACGACACTTTTTTCGTTAATATCGTTGTCATCCTTAAACATATCTCTAAAAGCCATAAGTTTTTGTTTTATCCAATTTATTATTTTCATAAAACTTATTTTTAAAAACTGTTAATTAAATGTGATTATTTCTTTTTAGGCCTGCCTCGTCTTTTTTTACCTTTAGCAGCGTCAATGACATCTTCAGCTTGATCTGCTACTTCAGATATAGCTTCTTTTACGTCATTAAATTCCTCTTTTATTCTGTTAGCTCTCTCTTTAATTTCTTCAACAACATCTTCTATTTTTTCATCAATAGTAGTTTTCCCAAGTAACCAATTCCAGAATCTTTTTAGATGTGTTAGGATCCAAATCCCCACCATTTTCAATTGTGTTAGGGTCCATTTCCCAAATTTCTTTAAGTGTTTCATTAATTATCTTAATTTATTTTGTTATAAATATGGCTAACCATCACAAGACACACAATCTGCTACACGGGATCCTAAATCTCCTTTAATAACTGAGTCGGTTCGTAAGTAATACAACGTTTTAATGCCTAACTTCCATGCTTCCAAATGTACTTGATTTATCCATTTTGGTGAGTCTGTAGGGTCAAAGCATAAATTTAATGATTGAGTTTGGTCTATATATTTTTGCCTAATAGCAGCTTGTTGAATTAATCCTAATTGGTTTACTTCAGAAAATGTTAAAAATACTTCTTTATCTGATTCACTTAACACATCATTAGGTAAATTTTGTACTGAACCATTATCAACTAAAATTTGATCCCATATTTTTTCAGTATCATGACCATTTTCTTTTAGTCTTTTTACTAGTTCAGAATTTCTTACTATAAATGTACCCTTTGCACCATTAAATGTGTAAACATTTGCAGGTTGTGGTTCAATTCCTGCTGAGCATCCTGATATTCTAGAATTAGATACTGTAGGCGCTACAGCCAATAGATGAGTATTTCTCATACCTGTACCTTTACACCATAAAGGTTCTCCATATTCTTCTGCTAATTCACGAGATGCAGATTCTGCTTTTAATTTTATTTGAGAAAATACTGTATGAGTCCAAGCAGTTGAAGCTATAGAATTAAATGGTAAATTTTTCTTTTGTAAAAATGTGTGCCATCCCATTACACCTAAACCTAATGCTCTACCTTTTTTAGCATGTCTGTGGGTTCTAATCATTGATTCTTTACCATTTGTTTTTTGGATAAATTCTTCCATTATACCATCTAAAAAATAAATAGCAGTTTCAACTACGTCTGTATCTTTCCATTCATCATATTTAGCTAAATTTAAACTTGATAAACAACATATAAAACTATGTTCTTCATCTGTATGTAGTGTAATCTCAGAACAAATGTTAGTCATTGAAACATCCAAATTATTCATTAGATAAGCCATTGGGTTATCCTTATTAACATTATCTTTAAACATTACATAAGGTTCTCCTGTTTCAACTCTTGCTTTTAAGATCTGCATCCAAAGATTCATTGATTCTGGGTCTCTGTCATTTAATCTTCTCATAAAAGCATCATCTACTACTACACATTGATGTAAATTTAAACATTGTCTGTTTGGATCACCTTTTGGTCTTCTAATTTGAAGATATTCACCAATATCAGGGTGATTAATATCTAAATTAACACTAGCTGCTCCTCTTCGTACACTACCTTGATTAGTAGCTATTATAGTTGAATCATAAATCTTAGCCCATGGAACTACCCCTTCTGATTTGCCATTTCCTTTAATAGGTGATCCTCTTTCTCTGATTCTAGATAATGAAATACCTACCCCACCACCTTGTGAAGTAAGTTTCATTAATTCTGCATTGGTTAACCCAATTCCTCTAATTGAATCAGGAGTATCAACACCAAAACATGAAATTGGTAATCCTCTATCTGTTCCTGTATTTGATAAAACAGGTGAAGCTAACCCTATCCAACCATTCCAGATATATTTAAAAAATTTATTTTCTAGATCTGGTCTACCTAATCTTGTTGCTACAGAGTTTGCTACTCTACGATATGCTTTTTTAGGTGTTTCATTTGGTAATAAATAACCTTTTGAGATTGTAGATAATGCTACTTCATTCATCCATTCAGGGTAATCTTTACCCTTATCCCATTGTTTGTAATCTGCTATTAAATTGTTGTCCATAACTTAAAATATTGATGCTGCGTCCCACTCTAAATGTCCTTTACTGTAATTTGTTACTCTGTTTGCAAAGAAATCTGTATGCTGTTTTCCTGCACTTAA